CGATGAAGCAGGGGCTAATAGGCTTGCGACACAGACCGCTAATGCGGCCAAGGCTGGGTTTCAAGCTGAACAAAGGGCTAATGCCTTAGAACAGCAACTATCGCAGGTAAATCAATCTGCTGAAATTACTTCTAAGAATGCTTCGGTAAACGAGATGATGCGACAGCACGGTGTTCCAGAAGGCCAGCGAGCATTGCTCCAGGGCTATTCAGATCCCGCTCTGCTCGTAGAGGCATCAAAGGTTCTTGGTGAAGCTGAGAGCCTACGAAAACAACAAATATCGGCTAAACAGGCAGAAGTTCCTTCCGGTGGCGAAGCTAATACCTTCGACGGTGGTGTTGGACAGGGTGGCACAGTAACAGATCAGCAGTGGCTGAACTCTGTTTATGCACAGGGCAATTCTAACGATCATGCTCGTGCAAATAAGGTCATGCGTTCAATGGGAATAAACCTTGGTTAGCTTCAAGGAAAACTAAAAATGGCGACAGGACAAACTATCACTGATAGTTTGAGCGATTCACTACCTACAGTGGTGAGTGCGGCTCGAAATGTCCGTGAGTACAAGGGTGTAATGACCCAAATCGTTGACAAGCAGACGCTTGGCGCAGGTGTTGGTAACAACTGGCGTGAGATTGATCTTGCCAAGCTAACCACTCAGGCAATCACAGAGACAACTGAGGAAGACAACCCTCAAGAACTCTCTGACAGTGCGATTTCTGTAACCCCTTCGGTTATTTCGGTTCACACAGTCATCACTGACCGTGCTGCTCGAAACGTATCGAAGAACGTCTTCGCTAAAGTTGGCTCACTTGGTCAGCAGGCGATTGAACGACAGAAAGACAAGGACGGCCTGACTGTTCTTGACGGCGCAACCACTGCTCTTTCTGGCGCGGGCACTACTCTTACTGCTGGTGTGATTGCAGCAGCAGCGTATCGCATTCGCGGCAACACGAGTGAACCCTGGGATGGCCCCATTGCATTCGTGCTTCACTCCTTCCAGATGAAAGACCTGTTTGACCAACTCGTAGCGGGTGTTGGAACTTACGACATCTCTAAGGGTCTAACGGCTGATGTTTTCAAGAACTCGTTCAACTTGCCTATTGCAAACGCACAGGCATACACGGATGACAACATCACTATTGATTCTGCTGACGATGCTAAGGGTGGAGTGTTTGCTTCAGGTGCAAACGGTGCGGTCATCTTGGTCCAGGCTCGAATGCCCTGGGTAAAGACTATTCGTAACGAGAAACTTGGTGGCGGTGCTACTGAAGTTCTGCATCGTGACGAATATGCTTACGGAGAACGCTCTTCAGGCAACTGGCTCTACGAAATCATATCGGACGCATCAGTTCCGACATCGTAGGTTAGATAAACAATTAGTCCCAAACCCGCCTTATCGGTAAGGGGACGAGGTAATAAAAAATGGCTATTAACGCTCAAGGAGAGCCGGGACGTATCCGACTTTTCTACGACTTCTATGGTGAAGACTCCATAGCTAACACGGCTGAACTCCGATCACTTGGCCCGTTTTGTGTCGGTGGTCAGGGTAATGCTGAAGTTGATGCTGGTGTTCCAACCATTGCCGGGATTCTTTCCGGTGCTGGTCGGCTTACCACAACCAACGAAGACAACCACACTACGTTGGTTGGCACTCAGGCAGCATTTGATGTTGCCCTTAGTGGAACCCTTGTTCTTGAAACTCGTGTTCAAATGGAAAACCTCGATACTAAAGAGGTATTCATTGGCTTTTCAGACATTGCGCCTGAAACGCTTTCGATTGAAACAGACGTCCTTACAGGTGCTACTGCAACGATTACGAACACTGCTTCGGACTTCGTTGGTTTCTTCTTGTCAGCAGAACTTAGTGATGACGAAGATTGGCACGCTGTTTACAACGGGGGGACCGCCTCTGCTGTTACAACTTCCACATCATTAGATCTGGACGATGACGCTGTTGCCGGGGAATGGCAAATCCTCAAACTTGAGGTTGCCCCTAACGGTGACACTCGTTGGTACGTTGACGGCGACTTGAAAAAGACCGTTGCGGGTGCTGCTTCTACTTCTGTCAACCTTGGCCTTTGTGTCGGTGTTGAAGCGAAGGGGAACGCTATTGAGACTCTTGACGTAGATTACATTCTCGTCAAGGCAAACCGTGACTGGAACGCCTAGTCAATAGGCAAATAAAGCCCTCGCCCTTCGGGGCGGGGGCAACAACTAACGCGGGGGCCAGAGGAGTCAAATGATTGATGCAATAGCTTTTCATGTCTCTGATGACGAGCCTTCGTTCCTGTTACGTGAATACGATGCTGACAAGCCAGGTCACGGTTCACACCGTTTTCAAGAATTGCGAGTTGTCAGGAACGATAGAATAGCCACATATAAAGAAGTGCTTGGTAGGTCTGATTTATTTGTTGGGGCAAAGCCGATTAACATAATTGGTGGCGACCCTTCTACTGGTGGCGTTTATGAAACAGTAGGTAGCCTTCGTGATATGGCAAATGAAATGCGTTTGAAGGGATTCTCTGATGACGCATATGACGTATCGCCAACAGGAACACCTGAGCAATGGGCTGAGGCGTATCACGATGAGCGTACAAAGCGTGAAGACCGAAAGAGGAAGAACTAATGGCCGTTACAAAAGAACAGTTATCAACCATGGCAGATATGGCGAATAGCAGCCTTGAGGGAACATCTGTGCATGAACTTGCTTTAGAAGCGCAAGATGCTATTGATGACACGGATCTGAAGGTGGGCGAGTTTACTCATACTCCGACAGCAGATGATCCTTATGCCATGATTGTTGAGGAAGCATCATCGGCTGGTAAGTCTGTTGTTTACGACATTCGTAACGGAGAGGCTTCCATTGTTAATAACAACATGCTGTCATCTCAACTAGGTAAAACTGATCCTGAAACTGGGAAGCGGATATTTACTACCCGTCGAGCAGATGCTCCACCAGTTAGCGTTGGAGAGTACCTTTGCTTGCTGCATGAGAACCACTCCGACCGTGAATATCACAAGAGTCTTGGACTTGGCACTTGCAATAAATCAAACCTTCGCACGATGCTTGACGTTAGAACACACGCACAAAATCGTCACAGGGCTGAGTGGGCTGCTATTACTGAGGCTCGTGACCAGGAGCGAGAAGATCAAGAACGTAAGATTCGGACGCTTACTCTTTCAAAATTGATGCCCGATAACACTTCAGAAGCTGTTGTTGATATCGCACAGCCCGTAGAGGCTGCTCCAGTACCCGAAGTGCCTGTTGAGGTTTGGAAGACCTCCTCCGGGACATGCCCTCAGTGCGAATGGACAAATAGCGCAGCAAAAGCCAGATCGCGTACCGCAGCGTACTACGGACACAAGAAGATTCACGCGTAGAGGTTCGTCATCGCAGTCATAATATCCCAAACCAGAGAAGAAATTGCCGCAAGCATTGGTGAGCAGTATGGGGGCTATGAGTCGCACACTGCCACTTCCGGTGGCTCTACCTCTACCTTTATTGATTCAGAACTAGAAGCCACGGATGACTACATCAATGGCTGGTACTGGCGCGGGACATCAGGAACTAACGACGAGGTAATCAGGTTAGTCAATGACTACACCGGCTCTTCTACCACGGGGGCGTTGCGTGGTGATGTTCTGGCAGCTACCGTAGCTGACGGGGATACCTACGAACTCTGGCATCGTGATCTGGACCCAAGGAGGGTACATCGTGCGATCAATCGTGCTGTACGTGCGATACCTCGCAAGGGTTCTCCACCGCTACGAGACATATCCTTACATACATCTTCTGCGATAAACAACTTCTCCATTCCGACCTCGGTGGTTGGCATCAGCAAGATCCAGGTTCGCCTGAATCAAACCGAGAAGGTCATTGAGAACTGTAACGGCGCATGGTCTGAGTCTTCAGGCACTGGCGTAACAGTCTCCGCTGAGACAGAAGACCGGCGCGAGGGTTCTGCATCTAACAAGTTCGTGATAGCTGGGTCTGGTACTGCGGGAGACATCATCGCTTCCCAGACGGTGAGCCTTGACCTCTCGAAGTTCACGCACGTTGAGTTCTGGTTCAAGTCCACAGTCACGCTCACTTCAGGTCAGGTGAAACTGGTTCTCTCGACTACGGCTAACGCCGCTACTGAGACAGAACTACTGAGTTTGCCCGCTATTACAGCCGGTACATGGACATACGTGAGACTGGCACTTGCCAACCCGCTGTCTGACTCAGCGATTATTTCAGTTGGCTTTGAGTACGACGTTGACATCGGTGCGGTTACATACCAGGCAGACGCAATCAGGGGCACAGTCGCTAACTCAGAAGACTGGGTGACAATCCACCGGAACGCTATCAAATGGGACAAGGACAACCGTTCGTTCTCTATCACCTACGCTGACGCACCGGCTGGTTCCTCCTATGCGCTCATCAAATTGGCTGGTGTAAAGAAGCCAACTGAGTTAGACGCAGATGCGACCTCATGTGATGTGGAGCCTGAGTACATAATAAACAAGGCAACTGCCATGTTGCTTCGCTCTCGTGGTGATCGTCGTGATGGCAACAGGGATGCTGCATATCTTGAAGCGGATCAGTACGAGGCACTGGCTCTTGGCGCGCTAACAAGCCAGCAGGCTCCTAGTGGGACAGTTTGGATTGATGACTAATGGCGTGGAAGCAACTTGGGCAACTGATGCCCACAGATACTAACGCTGCCAGTCTTTTTTCTCCAATACGCGGCTTTGAGTACCGTGTGGACGTTATCTACATCACTGAAGTTGCGGGTGGAACTGCTACTTACCGTGTCTTTGTTGACGATGACGGGACAACCTATGCCAACACCACTGCCATCGTCTTCGATACGGCAGCAGTAGCGAATGCTTCTGTTCGGCTAGAAGGCCCGTTTTACATGAACAATCCTGCGGGAAACATTGCCGTAAGGTCTTCGATAGCAAGCAACATTACCTTTACAGCGTTCGGAGTAGAACGGAGGATTGGGTAATGGCTAACGACCGGGCCGTACAGCGCAACTCAATCGTCATTGATAACAAATCGTACCGGGCCAAGGGCAAGGTTCGCCTGTTCGATGCGTCCCAGCAACCAGGCAAGATCGTCATTGGTGAGTCCTCTGCGGCAGACAACCCGCACGCTTCCGAGTGGAACATGGGCGACTTCCGTGGTGGTATCGGCATAGAGATTGCCGACCCGACGAAGGACGCTGACAGGGCGTGGTACTCCACTGCGAACCTGCGCTACAAAGACCGCACGATGTTACAGCCACTTGTAACGCTGACAGAGAACAGTCCAACGACTGAGGTTCAGACCCTCACTGATTTCAAGGACGCCATGTATGGCACGTTTGAGACTGAAGTTCATCTATATAACAGTGTTACAGACACCTGGGGTTCCTCGCTTCGCACATTGGAGGACAATGCAACTGATGCCAGGCGTGGGCTTGTTGGTGGCACAGACACCCTTGCTATCGCTACTGGCTCCGATCTTGACTATGCAACCAGTTCGTCAGTGTGGGCGCGTAATACAACCGATATCAAGTACATAGCCTTCTTCAAGGATTTACTGTGGGGCATTGACCAATCCGGTCAACTCTATTACACAGATGACCTTTCAACCGATTGGTCAACTGATGCCAAGTTGCAGTTGCCCGATGATTACATTGGGGGGCTGTTGATTGCTCGTGGCCCTGACCGTGAAGAACACATATATGCAGCAACCAAAGTGGGGCTGTACGTCCACGACGATATCAACCAGCGGTTCTTGCCGACTGACCTCAAGTTGCCGTTCCACCCAGACTCCGGTAAGGGTGCAACCGTATGGCGTGGATCAATCTATTTCCCTGCTGGCAACTCTATTTACAAGTTCCAGGCTGGTAGCGACCAAACTGTTGTTGTTCCTGTGGGACCAGATCGTGACTACGGTTTGCCTTCAGACAGGCGTGGCAAGATCGCATCTCTTGTAGGCTCACATAATGACCTCCTGGTGCTTGTTGACGCTACTGAAGCCTCTGGTGTGGCTGCTCTTGGTGCGGCTACTCGTGGTGTTGGCACTCATCACGGTGTTACAGCAAACGCTGGACAAGGGTTCTCCACTATCCTTGGCAACGATGAACGTGGCTATGATGTTAAATGGGCATCAGATGCTGTTGGCGCAAGCCTGACAGCCGCTGAAGTATCTAATGCTCACAGTGGATACCGTGTGTGGTGGGGTGCTGGTAAAGGCGTGTACTACATGCCTCTACCTCTTGACGTTGTGAATCCTCTTCAGAATCCTACGGGAACCTTTGCGGAGGGGGCGACGTTAGAGACACCGTGGAATGATTTCAATATCCGTAACCAGACGAAGGTTGCGTTGGATGTTCTTGTTGAAACTGTCAACCCGACTTCCAGTGAGACAATCAAAGTCGAGTACGCTACCAACTACGATGACGAAACGTACACGGTACTGGACAACAGCGTTACGACTAACGGATTGATAGCCACTACGGGTGAATCCAAGTTCCGCATTATCGTTGGTGGCGCACCTGTTGGTGAAGTCTTCCGTGCTATCAAGTTCCGTGTGACGTTCGCTCGTGGTTCTACTACGACTAACACGCCCCAACTTATCAAGATGACACTGGTATGGCGCGCTGTGGTTGCTCTCTTGTGGGGTGTTGCTGCTGACATTGATGTGAACGAAGTATCGCCTGATGGCCGTAACACCAAGCAGCAAATTGTTGACCTGAAATCAGCCCTTGCTTCGGGCACTCTTGTCGAAGTTACTTACAGGAACGATAATACTGAGAGCCAGAACTACTACATGGATATGGCTGATCTTCAGAGCATGGAAGAGGCCGGTGGGGAGTCAGAAGTTGGTGTATTCCGAACCAACTTTGTAGAACCAAGGCAGTCGAGGGACAGATAATGGTTCAGTCCTTTAGAACCAAGCGACCTGCTACGACACGCACAGTTACAGGTGCCCCGGTTGAGGAGGTTCCTGAATGGTGGACTGGTTCCCAGCCTGAATACTGGGTTTACCGTGCAATTATCAGGACTGGTAGACTGGAAGAAGCCGGTGACTTTATATTCCAGGTGAAACAATTCGGCGGCAGGCATGTTCGTGGTGGGGCTATTGTTGATTTCATCATACGCAGCCCTTATGTGGGCATAAATGTTCAATCTAAGTATTACCATAACCGCACAACAGACCAGAGAGCGCATGATGTTCTTCTGCGTGCATCACTTGAGGCTAGTGGTTTGCGGGTAGAATTTATTCAAGAAGAAGAGGCCATCAACAGCCCAGATGAAGCTGTTCGAGAGGCTCTCGCTGGCACTCGCGGCAAAGGGCCACAAGGAATTTAGACAATGGCACAAGAAGATGTACGCCTTAGCGGAACCTTTTTAGATAGCGCGGGTAACGCTCTTGCAAACAAGACAGTAACCCTGTTTTCTGAAGGAACGGTCACGCCTGCGCTTACTACGGATACCACCGATTCGGCTGGTGAATGGGACTTCACACGCACTCTTTCGGATCTTCCTGGCAGGTATGACGTTCAGTTGGTCACTGGTACACAGACTTACCGCATTCTTTCACGAGACAAATTCCAGGTTACAGAACTACAGGCGCGTAATCCCACCACAGCCCAGTCTGCCCTGTCTGCCTATTCGACTACTTCAGAAGCAGCCTCGCTCGTAGCCACGTTTGGCTTCCGTCCAGCAACGGAATCTTCTGGAGTTGAAACTGGAGACACCCCAAGTGACGGGGATCTTGGTTATATCGACTTCACCCTTTCAAACGACCACAGCGATAAGCAGGAATGGATTACTGCACGTATTGCGTGGGAAGGCTCAGACGTATCAGACGGCTCAGAAGACGGGCAGTTCAACTTCTGGACAATGACGGCAGGAACGCTCGTTGAGGAGTTGCATCTAAACGGAGCGGCGTTGTGGCCTGAAACTGATGCAGGACTGGACCTGGGCACTTCGGCTCTTGGGTTCAACGACCTGCACCTAGGGGCTGCTGGTATTCTCAACTTCGATAACGCCAACATGAAGATCACCCATTCCACTGGGGCTTTGACCGTAGCGGGTGGAACCTTTGCTACTGCTGCACTGACAACTTCTACTATCGTTGCGTCGGGGATCGTAAAGACTGACGATTCAACGGATGCAACCTCAACAACTGACGGGTCACTTCAAACAGATGGTGGGTTGAGCGTAGTCCTAGATGCTGTAGTTGGTAATGACCTACATCTACTTTCGGATTCCGCTGTTTTCAATATGGGTGCTGGTAGCGACTTCTCTATCACTCACGATGGAACGACCGGAGCCACGCTCGCTGGTAATCCCATCGAGATTGACTCTGGCGGGAACATTACACTCGATGCACATACTGGTATTTTCATTTTTCAAGATGCAAATACTGAGGTACTCAGGATTACTGAAAGTGGTT